CTCAAAAAGATGTAACCGTTGCGGTAAAAGAGTGCAGATTGGAAAGTCATGCACTTGTACGCATAAAAACAAATATAAAACTACTGCGACTGATAAGTATAGCGTTGATGATAAAAAGTTTTACTTATCGTCCGAATGGCAGAAAGCAAGAAACAAATGTATAAGTAGCTGCTATGGACTTGATTTGTACAGTTACTATGTACTGCACAAGATTGAGTACGGACAGACAGTACATCACATTGTCCCGCTTATTGATGATTACAGTCAACGATTATCGCAAGAAAATTTAATATACCTCACAGAAAGCAATCACAGGCTCATACATGCATTGTATCAATCAGAGTATAATAACACCTGCAAGCTTTTAAAATCAATTGTAGCACCGTTTTCGAATGAATTAGAGGCACAGGGGGTATATTAAAATGTTTTGTGTTGGTAACTGAAAACCGCTTGGGCAGTTCATCTTTCACAAAATTGTAAATAAAAGTTTTTAAGGTGGTGTTGTAATGCCGATTGACGATATGATAAACGCACTAAAAGGCAAGGTGTGCGTAAACAAGCTGGATATACACGCTGTTGTGTGTGAGTCTATAACAAATAGCAGAGTGACATTTGATTTAGAAAACCAAACAAAGCAATTTAAAGAGTCAATCGGGGAAATGCCTGCCGAAAACGTTGTTTTTAAAATTTTGAGCGGAAAACAAGGCTTTTCTTCTATTTCAGTCATTGACTTTGTCGCAAAAAGCGAGGGAATAAAAGAGCTGTATTGCTCTACGTTTCGAATTGGCAAAAAGCAATTTGAGATTTTGAAATCACATAAAGACGGCGGCAGGATTGAAAATGCGTTGTTCGTAACATCAAAAACGCAGGAAAATACTGACGGGAACAGGCAAGAATATAATTATTTTGCAGAAATATGTGAAAAATGCTGTGAAATGGGTTGGGAAATATATGCAATCAATAATCACAGCAAAATTATACTCATGCGGACAAGAAAAAATTACTATGTTGTTGAAACATCCTCAAATTTGAATGAAAATCCGCAGCTTGAACAGTTCAGTATTGAGAACAGCAAAAAAGTATTTGATTTTTACAAATCCATGTTTGAGGAGATGAAGAAATGGGCAGAGCAAGAAAGCCGCTTAGCGAACAAAAAGGCGACTTAACAGTTGAACGTCAAAAGCAGCGAGAAGTTGAAGAGTCGATGATTGAATTGCCGAACAATGAGCTTGAAGTGCCGCCGAAATGGCTGATAAGCGAAAAGGCTGAAAATGAATACAAGCGAATTGTAGAAGAATTGAAGAGAACGGATAATCTTGTCTGCAATCTCGACAAAAATAACATAGCTGCATATTGCAATGCGTTTTCTCAATATCTCGATGCAACAGAAGCATTGAAATCAACAGATTTGCTTGTTATGAAATCGGGTGAAATTGCTGAAAATCCGCTTGTAAACACGCAAAAAAAGTACGCTGAGGAAATGCGGAAATTCGGAAACTTATGCGGATTAAGCATTGATAGTCGCTTAAAAATGGCGGCTACTAAAAGAAACAAGGTAGAAACTGAAATAGATGACATTTTCGGTAATATATGAGGTGATGATTTTTGAATGACTATCAAGCAAGAGCTGGTTAAGTATGCAAAGCAGTGCATAAATGATAAAATTGTAAGCTGCACAAAGCACAAATGGGCGTGCAAACGTTTTCTTGATGATATAGAGCGGTCTAAAAACAAAGACTGCTCTTTTTATTGGGATGAAGAAGAAGCGTACAAAATAGTTAAGTGGTTCGGACTGCTCAAACACTCAAAAGGTGTTTTGGCAGGGCAGTTTATAACACTGACTCTTGCGCAGAAATTCGGACTATGTCAAATTTACGGTTGGCGGCGAAAAAGTAACAAGTTAAGGCGGTTTAACAAGTCATATCAGCAAAAAGGGCGTAAAAATGCTAAATCGCAGGAGCAGGCAGGCGTAATCTTGTATGAAATGGCATACGGAAGTATTAAAAATCACGAGATTAACGAATGTTATTGTGCAGGAACAAAGCGAGAACAGTCAAAAATCATATTTACTGAATGTCAAAATCTGCTTAAAGGTTCTCCGCTTTCGCTGAAATTCAGATGTACAAAGCAGATTATTGAGCATATAAAAACAGGCTCATTTCTCAAAGCACTCTGTAAAGAGGACGGTAAAAAAGGAGACGGTACAAACCCAGCCTGTCTGGTACTTGACGAGTATCATCAGCATGACACAACAGAATTTTATGACCTCGGTATCGGTTCAAACACGAAAGAACCGTTACTGATGATTATAACAACGGCAGGAATGGATTTGAATGTGCCGTGCTATCAGCAAGAGTATCAATATGCCGCAGGGCTGCTTGACCCCGACAAGCCCGATATTGAAAATGATGAATACTTTGCAGATATCTTTGAAGCTGAACCGGGCATGGAACTGACTGATGAAACATTTGAACTTCTTGCAAAAATGGCAAACCCGATACGAGCTTATTTTGATGAGGGTATGAAGAAACTGCATGATGATTACATCATCGCAAAAGCAGTCCCCGAAAAAATGATTGCTTTTCTCACAAAAGCACTCAACGTATGGGTGCAGGCGAAAGAAAATGGCTACATGGATATGTCAAAATGGAATAAATGCAAGGTTCAGTCACTTCCGATTGACATTAGAAAACATGCGGTTTATGTCGGATTTGATATGTCTGCAAAAATTGACTTGACAAGCGTTGCATTTATAATTCCTTATAAGGACGGCGATACGGTAAAGTACATACTGTTTTCACACAGCTTTATCCCAAATCGGGATAAGTTGAGGGAGCGTATCATGGTTGATAAGATGCCGTATGACGCTTGGGAACGGAACAGGTGGCTGACGGTTACGAACACCGAGATTGTAGACCAAAACGCAGTTATGAATTATGTAAAAGGGTTTTGCGCAAGTCAAGGTCTGGTTATTGAAGCATTGTGCTTTGACCCTGCGAATGCATCAAAATTGATGCTGGAATTATCAGACGAGGGGTACGATGTTCAAGAAGTCTATCAGTCGCACAAGTCTTTGAATGAGAGCACAGCGGGTTTCAGAGAGCAGGTCTACTGCGGCAATGTTGTATTTCTCAATAATCCGTTACTAAATTACGCAATGGGAAACGCTGTAATTCGCACAAACAACGGATTAATAAAGATTGATAAGGACGCTACAAAACGCAGGATAGACCCCGTTGATGCTACATTGTGTGCGTTCAAATTAGCAATGTATCATGAATTTGTAGATACTCAGTCAACTGATGAATGGCTGAATAGTGAAGGGTGGTAAAAATGGAACTTACCGAATTAACGGAAAAATTTAAATCTGTATTAAATATTGAAAAAATCTGCGATGCTCCCCAAAAAATAATGCAGACAATCACTTCCTGTGCAGATGATACTTTGAGAGAATGGGAAAATTATTTCCCTGACCTTTCTGATGACCAATTGCAGCCGATATTTCAGTATTACATGGCTGATAGAAAAGAAAAAATGCAGGATTACACATCAAAATCACTTGCAAAGGCATGTGTTATATCTGCTGATATTAGCAACGCTCAAAGTTGCTATGATATGTGTGCAGGTTCAGGTGCTCTTACTATTCAAGCATGGAATATTAATAAAGATTGCCATTTTATTTGTGAAGAATTTGACGAAAGAGTGATTCCTTTTTTGATTTTTAATCTTGCGCTTCGCAACACGAATGCAACAGTTATTCATGGGAATGTATTAAGTGGTGAACGCTTTAAAGCTTGGAAACTGACAAGCAGCAAACAATTTTCGATGATTATGGAAATATTACCTCCTAAAACAGTATCGGTTGATGTATGTATTTCAAATCCTCCATATAATATGAAGTGGCAACATGATCCTTTTATGCAGCTTGACGATAGATTTAATCTATACGGATTGCCGCCTGAAAGCAACGCAAATTATGCATTTATTTTATCTGCACTTGTTTCCGCTAAACGAGCAGCGCTCATTTTGCCCAATAACGTTTTAGAGGGCGGAGTTAAATCAGAACGTGAAATCAGAAAAGAAATTGTCGAAAACAATAAAATCGATAGCATAATATTAAATCCTGATAATATGTTTGAATCAACTGCAATTAGTACATGTTTATTTTGTCTTGACAATAATAAATCAGATACTTTCGTTGAATTCATTGATATGAGGAATACATACATCGAAGAAAAGAGAAAACAAAAAGGACAAATCGGATCTAAATGTCACACAAACAGAATTTACGAAAAATCTGTAAAAGTGTTTTCCGATGGAAACGTTGATACAATGCTGCAGGCAGTAAAAAACAGAACTGACTCTGCAGAATTTGCGAAGTCGTCAAGCATTCAAGATATAAAATCATTTGAATTTAGTCTGAATCCTCTAAAATACATAGAATTTGTACACAGAGAACCAAAGCATAGAGAATACAAAGAAATTCTTGCAGATATAAATCAAATTGCAATCGAAAAAAACAAGTGCAAGCTTGTTATTAACGAAACACTTGCTAAGAGATTGGGATTTGATATTTCGCTGTATAAAAACAAGAATTTGTCAGATGATCAACTTGAAAATCTGATTCAAAAACTTACAGGAGATAAGCTTATAAAGCATGATTATATACAGTTCACTAAAAATAAAAACGAATTTGTTTTTAAAAATAATTGTGCTGATAGTGTTTCCACAATACTTATATCGATTTTACAAATGTGGAAACAACATATCATGTATCTTAACGAAGAAGAAAACAAGTATCTTCTCGAAATGAGAGATGCATTATTGCCTGATTTAATGTCCGGAAAAATAGAACCATAAAAGGGTGGTGATTAAAATAGGAATTTTCAAAAGAAAAATAAGAAATGAAACCGAGTCTGTAACGGCAAATCCGACACTTGAACAGTTAAACAGTTTTTTCAACAATGAAAACATCTTAAGTGCATTAAATCAAACAGACCTGACAGCGGCGACATACTACGCTTGCATGCTGATACGCTGTAATGCTATTGCAAAAATTCCATTCAAAGTTTACAAGCAGGACGGTGACGGAGCAAATCCGATTAAGCACACTCTGTCGGGCTTGCTTAAATTCAGACCAAACATGTACATGACAGCTCATGACATGTTGTGGGCAACGGAATTTCAAAGACTTGAATACGGTAATGCGTTCTGGGTTTATGATTTCAAAGGCGGCAGGATTACAGGAATATATCCGCTTTACTCTCCGAGCGTTGAGATTGTAATTGATAATGCTAAGCTATTAAGCGAGCGAAATGCAGTATATTACATATACACAGACAGCAGAAAAGGACAAGTGCTTTATACTGCTGACAGAATATTGCACTTCAAGAATTTTTCAGCAACAGGAATTAAGGGGACACCAATTAAAAAATACATAAGTGATGTTATATCACAAGAAAAATCAGCACAGGCAGTTGTTAAAGAAAAGTACAAGAACGGACTGCAAGACCCGATTATTGTCACGTATACGGGCGATTTGGACAAAGCAAGAAGTTCAGCAATAAAAAAGAAGTTTGCGAACTTAGGCGGAGTTGAGAACGCGGGTAAGGTTGTGCCGATACCGTCCGATTTTGATGTTAAAATGCTTGAAACAAAGCTTGTAAATTCGCAGTTTTTTCAATTAAACGGACTTACAACACGTCATATTGCTAATGCATTCGGCGTTAAATCGTTTCAGCTTAATGACATGGAAAAATCAACATACAGCAACATTGAACAGCAGAACAGAGCTTTTTATTCTGATACGTTACAAAATGTACTCACTGCTTATGAGCAAGAAATGAGTTACAAGATGTTGTCAACTCACGAACGAGACGAGGACATTTACATCAAAGGCAATGCTGATGTTATGCTAAGAGCTGACATTGAAGCACGATACAGAGCGTATCAGATTGCAATAACAACAGGTTTTCAGACAATTGCGGAAGTTCGCAAAAAAGAAGAACTGCCGTTCATCGAGGGCACAGACAAGCTGATTATCGGCAACGGTGCGAGCATTCCGTTTACAGATTTAGGTAAACAGTATACAGCGAAAGGTGGTGAGAAGAATGAAACAGTATGATTTCACGACAAAAGACAAGAGGACAGGCGAGATTAAAAAGTGTGGCTACATGCGTTATGATGCGGCAGAAAGCAACGCAAATTTGTATTTTTACGGCGATATTTGCGGTGAGTCTTGGATGTCGAAATGGTATGACGAGGACAAAGCTCCGCAGGACGTTGCTGACTTCCTTGCTGAGCTTGAAAACAAAACTCAGCCGATTGATATTTACATAAATTCGGGTGGCGGTGATGTGTTCGGCGGACTTGCGATTTACAACATTCTGAAACGCTATCAAGGTAAAAAAACAGCTCATATTGACGGCATAGCGGCATCAATAGCCGGCATAATTCCGTTTGCATGCGATAAGGTCATAGCACCGAAAAGCGCTCAAATCATGCTGCATAAGCCGTGGAGCTGCTGCATGGGAAACGCTGACGATATGAGAAAATGCATAGAGTCGCTCGATGCTTGCGAGCAGTCAATTATTAACGTTTACGAAGAAAATGCAGTAAACGGTACAACAGTTGATAAAATCAAAGATTTGATTGACGCAGAAACATGGCTGACGTGCGGTGAAGCTGCACAATACTTCCGCATCGAACTTGAAGACACAGAACCGGTTGCGGCTTGTATGTCTGACTATTATGCGAAGTACGCAAAAACCCCGAAAAGCCTTACTGCTCCGCCGAAAAGCGAGAGCAAAGAACAATTGAACAGAAAAAAGAAACTACAGCTTGAACTTGATTGTTTGAGTATGTAGTTTTTTTATACCCATTTTTAAGAAAGAAGGTACATTTATGTCAAAATTTGAAGAAATGCAGGCTAAGCTTGCGGCACTCATCACAACAATGCAGGCTCATATTGACAACAACGAGCTTGACGAAGCAGAAAAAACCAAGTCCGAAATTGTCGATTTAAAAGACAAAATGGAAAAGCAGTCATTCCTTGACGCTCTTGAAATTCCAAATCAGGAAGTACCGCAGGCAAAAAATGATGGGGCATCAGCATCAAAGAAAAACGCAAGCTTCATCAGAGCATGCATTAAGAAATTTGCAGGCAAGCCTATCACAGAAATTGAAGATGCATTGCTTCTCCCAACCGGCACAGGCTCAAATCCTGACGGCACATACAACGAAAGCTACATTTTGCCGCAGGACATTCAGACTCTTATCCGCAAGCGCATTGGTGAGTATCGTTCATTAAGAACAGTGTGCGGCTCAATCACTACAACAGCGCTGACAGGCTCATATCCTGTTGAAAACCTTTCAAGCCTTGCAGGACTTGTTGATTTTACAGACGGCACAGACGGTACAGAAACAGTTGATTTTAAGTTTGACAAAATTTCATTCAGTCTGAAAGAAAAAGGTGCTCTTATTCAGCTTTCAAACACTCTTTTGGCACTTACCGACAATGACCTTATGTCATACATTGTTGAGATTTTCGCTAAAAAAGCGGTTATCACAGAAAACAGCATGGCTGTAACTGCACTTCTGAAAGGCAAAACTGTAAAAACGCTTGCAGACTGGAGAGCATTAAAATCATCAATCAACAAAGACCTTGACCCTGCGGCACTTTACGGCACTGTTATTGTTACAAATCAGGACGGCTTTGATATGCTTGACTCTGCTCTTGATGAGAACGGCAGACCAGTTTTACAGCCTGACGTTACAAGCCCGACTTCAAGAAGATTTATGGGCTACAGAGTAGAAGTATTTTCAAACGCTATGCTTCCCTCTACTGTGCCAACAAACACTAAAGACGGCTATGCACCGATTTACTACGGCAACATTAGCGAGGGCGTAAAGTTTGTAAATCTTAATCTTATGAGTTTTGCAACATCAAAGGAAGCAGGCTTCCTCCGCAACACCACATACGCACGTCTTATTGAATTTCTTGACGTTATTCAGCATGACGGCAGTGATAAGTGCTATATCGCAGGTCAAATCAAAGTTGCAAATAAAACAGGAGCGTAAAGGGCGGCTTTCCGCCCTTGCAGGGGGTGGATAAATGGACTTATCTATAATTAAAGATTATCTGAAAATCGACTTTGACGAGGATGATAACGTACTTACGTTTTTACTTGAAGCTGCACGCAAGTATCTGCTTAACGCAGTCGGCGGTAAAAGTCTTGATGAAACAGACGAGCGTGTTAAAATGGCATTGCTCGTTCTTGTTTCTGACTGGTACGAGCACAGAGAGTATGTCGGGAAAGAAACGGAAAAAGTGCGTTATACAATACGTTCTATTGTTCTGCAACTGCAATTAGAACAGGAGATGAATGACGATGAAGATTAGCACCGATATTGGCAAGCTCAATCAACGAATTTCTATACAGAAAAAAACAGTAATATCGGATAGCATCGGCAATCAAACGGAAGAATGGACGAAAGTTCATGATTGCTGGGCGGCTGTAAATACTGTTTCGGGACGTGAATTTTGGGCGGCTCGTCAGCAAAACGAAGAAAATACGGTAAACTTCAAAGTCAGATACTGTAAGAAAATCGCAGAAATCGGAACAGTCGATTACAGAATAATTTTTCACAACAAGATTTATGACATTATATCTGTTGATAACATGCTGTTTGCAGACAGTTTGATAAACGTTAAGGCGGTGATGCATAATGACTGATTTTGTAGATTTGATTGTGCAGAATATGCAGGAATACAATGCAGAAGTAGTTGAAAAAGTCAACGAAATTGCGGAAGAAATCGGGAAAGAAGCATTGAAGCGTATTAAAAAATCCAGTCCTCGTGGCGGCGGCAAATATGCGAAAGGCTGGCGCTTTGAAGTTCGCAGGAACAATGACGGTGCAATCCGTATCAGGATTTACAATAAAACTGACTGGCAATTGACACACTTGCTTGAAAACGGACATGTTACCCGAAGCGGCGGCAGAACACGCAGCTTTCCGCACATACGCAAAATTGAGGACTGGGCAAATCAGCAGTTACAGGAAAGGCTTGAACATGAGTTATAATCTTACATTTGCGGAAATTTATGAAAAGCTCTGTACACTCAATATTCCAATTGCATATTTATCGTTCACACAGCCGCAAAGCTTGCCGTTCTGCGTTTATTACGAAAGCGGCGGCGATATATACGGAGCTGACAACAAAAATTTGATTGAACGCAAAAACATAACAATTGAGTTGTACGGCGAAAAGAAAGATCCTGCACTGGAACGGCAGATAGAAGATTTATTTGCAGATACAGAGCTGACAAAACAGGCTGACATTTGGATTGAGTCAGAAAAAATGATAGAAACAATATACGAATTTGAAGTTATTAATAAGCGTTAGGAGGCTACTATGGCACATACACAGACAAAAGAACAAAATAAAATCGTTCTCGGCTCAATGGATTTTTATGTTATTGTCTACACAGCAGGCATGACAATTCCTGCTGACAATGAAATTGAAGTCGAGGAAAACATGATAGGTCGTACAAAAAACGGTGCTACTATTACATACTCGGCAGA